CAGAGGTTAGGTCTGATCCTGTGGAACTGCCGACTGAGCCCATGTTTTTGATCAAGATTTCAGGATGGGCGTCTGTGCCGATGTACTGCGGCACAAAGCATTGCGTCCCGACTAGCAACATCAATGATGCTGGCCGTTACCCATTTTCTGAAGCCATCCGCGTCACCTATCCCAACGGACCAGACGGCCCGCGCGATGGCATGACCTATGAGCTAGCTCCGGAGTTCAGCTGATGGAATGCACCCTTTCAAATCTCCCGTTCCTTCAGATCTGCATTGGCGCTGCGATCCTCATCTGGGCGCTTAAATCATGACCGCTCTTTGGTTATTCACGCTGGCTGGCGCTTATGTGCTGGCCGGTGCTTATGCCTTCGTCGCAATGTGGCGCAGGTTCGGCAAGTGGGGGCCGCATGACTTTGGCGACCTCTGTTTCATCCACGCCCTGTCTGTCCTCTGGCCTCTCTGGTTGGCCGTCCATGCAGTCATCGAATTCCGCCACAAACTCAGCCAATGGAGAGCACGCAAATGAGCAAGCCAAACACACTAACACCAGGGGATTACGACACCCTGCAAATGATCGGTGACCACAAAGAGGGGACTGCTTGGTCGCCTCGCGTTCTGGTTCATGGCTTAATCTTTCAGGGCCTAGTCGAAACGGCGGAGAGTCCTTTAATTGGGGACATCCTCAAGCTCACGGCGGCTGGAATTCTTGCGTTGCGGGATGATCCAAAGGGCGAGATCCGGCCCCCAAGCCAGATCCTTCAGTATTTCGAGTGCGCTCACCTGCCGCCTAAATTGCGGGCTGTGTCGCAGCATTTCGAGGATGTGGCCAAGTACATGGATAAGACGCTTCCGCCAGGTGTGGAAAAGTCTGCCGGGTTGCGCAAGTTGCTGGAGGCCAAGGATTGCATGGTCAGGGCTGCGTTGTGACTTTGACCCTTTTGGATATCCTTGCGATCGGCTTCATGGTCTGGTTGGTGTCGTGAGGGATAACACAAAGAACCTGACGGCCTGCGAGGTCTTGGCGTTTCAGTCTGGATTTGATGTGGAGAATAGGTCCGATGGGCTGGCATCAATCACCAACGCCAACCGCAAGGCAAAGGTGATCGAGGTGCTGGAAAGACCAATGTCCGACGCGATGCTGAGCCAGCTCGAAAGCATGTTGGGAATTGACCGGTCGGAACCTGACTGATAGAGATTGCGTGACTAGACTATCCGCCACTCACGAAAGCCCGCTCGCTGCATCCTCCCGCAGTCGGCGGGCTTTTTCGTGCCTCATTGCGGCGAGTCAGCGTCGAGACTAGTGTCGGATCGAAAGCGAGGGCGCACGATGGACGATGACGAATTCGACAATGTAAAGGCACCAGGCAAGAAAGAGGTTCACCTGTTCGGCAAGGGGAACCAGTTCTGGAAAAACCGCCTTGTCGACGGCCCTCCCCCAAAGTTCGACAATCCTCAACAGTTGCTTGATCTGGCGGGCGCCTATTTTGAGTGGGCGCAGGACAACCCGATCTATGAGGCCAAGGCTTTCTCAAGCGGCATAACGATCCGAGTTCCACACCAGCGCGCGTTCACTGTTCAGGGGTTTCTGATCCATGCAAACATAGCTCGCCGGACATGGCGCGACTATGAGGGCGTAAAGGGCGACGCCTTCGCTCAAGCCTGCATTACGATCAACGACATAATCAGGGAACAGAAATTCGTAGGTGCTGCGGCTGGGATGTTGAACCCTGCGATAATTGCTCGCGACCTCGGGCTGGCTGATAAGACCGAAACAAAGAACGACGTCACGGTCCAGATCATCGACACCCACAACGCGAAACATGAGGGCGACGACTAAATGGCCGTCATCCAGATCCCCAACAACTGGCTGCCTCGACCGTATCAGGAAAACGTCTACAACAATTTTGGGTACGACAAGCCATTCCAGCGCGCGGCCTGCGTCTGGCATCGACGGGCGGGCAAGGACTCGATGGGTCTGAACCTGACGGCTCGCGAGATGTTCAAGCGCAAGGGTACATACTGGCACCTGTTCCCAGAGCAAACACAGGCGAGGCGTGCGATCTGGAACGGGGTCGACGGGCAGGGCCGCAAGATCATCGATCAATTCCTGCCTGAAGAGATCCGGACGCGCAAGAACGGGCAAGAGATGCTGATCGAAACGGTGTCAGGCTCGACTTGGCAAATGGCCGGCTCCGATAACTATGACAGCCTGGTCGGATCAAACCCTGTCGGCGTTGTGTTTTCTGAGTGGTCGCTGGCCAACCCGCTGGCATGGGACTACATCCGCCCGATCCTGTTGGAAAATGGCGGGTGGGCCCTGTTCATCTACACGCCGCGCGGTCGAAACCACGGATATAAGACGTTTCAGATGTCGCTCAAAAACCCGTCTTGGATCGCGGATATGAAAACGATCGTCGATACTGGCCGGATCACAGAGAAGGATTTGCAAGAAGAGCGCGACTCTGGAATGTCAGAAAGCAAGATCGCCCAAGAATATATGTGTGACTTTGAAGCGGAGAACGATGTGCAGTTAATCCCAAGCAAGTCCGTCATGGCGGCGCAAAAGCGAACATTCGTGGTCGATTATGAAAGCCCGATGATTTTGGGCGTCGATGTTGCCCGGTTCGGCGATGACAGCACAGTGATCTATCCGCGCAAGGGTAACGATGCCCGGACGTATCCGATCGAGGTCTACAACAAGCTGGACACGATGCAAGTCGCGGCCCGGGTAGCTGAGGCAATCACCAAGTACAATGCCGACGGGACGTTCATCGATCTCGGGGCAATGGGTGCCGGTGTTGTCGATCGTCTGCTCCAGCTGGGGTTCAACGTGATCGGCGTCAACTTTGGCGGCAAGGCTGACCGGTATACACCAGGCGGGGTAAAGACCGCGGATAAACGATCGGAGATGTGGACAAACTTGCGCGATGATCTCGCCAAGGGGCTGGCTATCACTGAGGACAAGCGGCTGGAATTCGAGCTATTGGCGCCGGAATACAGCTACAACGCCCAAAACGAGATACTGCTCGAAAGCAAGAAACACATGAAAGAGCGGGGCCTTCAGTCGCCCGATATCGTTGACGCGCTGGCCCTCACTTATGCTTATGCCGTTGAATCGACTCCTAATCACGTCCAAGAGCAAGATATCGATGATGATAACTATGATCCAATTTGGGGAGATTAAACCAATGTGCGGCACTCCAAGCGTACCGGCAGCAACGCAATTCCAACAATCACGATCGCCCGTATTTTCTCAGCGTGAGGGTAGTGGCGGCGCGGGTCGACGTAGCACAATCCTAACCGGCGCGGCTGGTGGTGGCACGGGCGGCAATCAAAGCGGTCTGGATGAAACCACGACCTCAGCCAAGAAAACAATTCTGGGGGCCTAACAGATGGCACGATCCGATCGAGATATCATCAAAGACCTGAAGACCCGCCGCGTTGATATGGATGACGAATATAACGCTTGGAAACCGCATTTTGTTGAGCTGCGCGACAATATCAAGCCATCGCGAGGGCGTTTCTCGATCGGGGAAAACCGCAAGGGCAGCACGATCAACAAGAAGATCATCGACCCAACGGCCGCCGAAAGCCTCAAGACTTTCAAGTCCGGCATGACCTCGGGCGTTGCGTCGCAGGCTCGCCCCTGGTTCAAGATCGGACTGACTGACAAGGATCTGATGGAAGATCACGACGTCAAGGTCTGGCTGTCTGAGGTTCAGAAGCGGATGTATGAGGTTCTGCGCGGTTCGAACGTCTATCGCTCGCTGCCTGTCGCCTTCGAGGCTCTCGGCATTTACGGCACCTATGGCGGAATGATGGTTCCGCATTTCGATAATATCGTCCACTTCAAGACTTTCCCGATGGGCCGGTATCGCATTGCAACCGATGAAGATGGCAATGTCGTCGCGCTGCATTGGGATATTCACATGACGGTTCGACAGATCGTCAACCAGTTCGGCCTCGATGCGGTTTCACAGGACGTTCGAACGCGGCATGAGCGCAACGAGCTGGGCGCAAGCATTCTGGTATCGGCTGCGGTCGAGTGCCGGGGTGAGCGGGATCTCCTGTCACCTCTGGCCAGCGATATGGTTATGGGCGTCTATTACTGGGAAGAGAACAAGACCGAAAAGCTTCTCCTGAATTCGGGATATTCATTCAAGGGCCTTCTGTGTCCGCGATGGGAGGTCGAGGATGATGACCAGGCGTTCGCCTCAATGTCTCCGGGGATGGAGGCTTTGGGCGCCTGCGTTCACCTTCAGGCGCAGCAACGTCAAAAGGCGCTGGCTATCGCTATGAGCGTGACGCCAACCATGCAGCAACCAGCTGGCATGAAATCGCGTTATCGTGGCATCCCTGGTCGATCGGTATCGGTTCCAACGATGGATATCCAAAAGGGCGGGATGCGACCGACGCATGAAGTCCGGACTGACATTCAGGGGATGTTGGAAGATATCGAGGACACTCGGCGATCCGTTCAGTTCGCGTTCTATGACGATCTGTTCCGGATGATTTCAAGGCTCGGGATATCTGGGGTCAAGGATGTCACCGCAACGGCGATCAACAAAATGAGCGAGGAGATGATCATCGCGATCGGGCCTGCTCTGGAAAACGTGAACAGCGGACTGTTGCAGCCGATTGTCGAGGGCACATTCCACTACATGCAAGAGGCCGATATCCTACCGCCTCCACCTGACAGCATGGACGGGCAGTCGATCAGCGTCGAATTCATTGGCCTCTTTGCCCAAGCTCAACGGTCTGTCGGCATTGCTGCGATCGAGCGCACAATCGGATTTGTCGGCACGCTGGCACAGGTGAAACCTGAAGCTCTGGACTTGCTGAACGAAGATAGTGCTGTACGTGAATTCGCTGAACAGGTCGGACCACCACCAGAGATGATCCGGTCGGAACGCGAGATCGAGGAAATTCGTGCTCAACGGGCTCAAGCGCAGCAACAACAGCAAATGATTGATAGTGCTGAGCCAATGGCATCGGCCGCCAATCTTATCAGTGAGGCGAACCAGCGGGGCGAGGAAGGCCTGGCGCAAGGGGGCGGGTTCTAATGAGCGACCGCACAACAGCAAGAAAGCCGACTGAAGAT